GCCAGCCTTACTCTGAATGTGTCCACATTCATTTATATTAGGCTGATAAAAAAGTATACCCCTTGTTGAATAACCGTATTTTTTCTTCATAATCCATACCAAAATCAAACACGTTCGTATCTTCCACGTTGATTTCTACTATCTCTATTGGTGCATCGTACGTGACACGGTTTGAAAGAGCCGATCGTACGAGCGTCTCTACAAACTGTTTCGGTGTTTCTATGTCATCTTGATACATTCGGTTCATTTTAATTTTTATGCACGTAATCTCGTGCGCCTTTTTATCATAAAACGGTGAAAGTGGAAATTCCTCTTTCATCCCTCCATCTACATACGTATTACCATTGTATTTGCCACATGCAAAAATAAACGGTACCGCCATACTCATACACACGGCGTCTATGACTTTCATGTCCGGATGGGTATCCTTTGAAAAATAGACTGTTTCGGATGTATTCATACAAAACGCCGATACGTATATCTTCATCTCCAACTCTTCAAATGTGGGATCCGATCCACAAATTTCAACCAATTTTTTACGTATAGGAGCCATGTCAACAAAACCAAATTTGTTAAAAAAGGAGCCTATACGTATCTTAACAAAATTGGGGATATTGAGTTCGAGTGAAGTTTCGAAAATTTCATCAATAGACATCCCAACTGCTAAAAATAGAGCCAATATGGCACCCGCGGAAGACCCTGATATCTCTTTAACCTCAGCGAGTTGTGTCTCTCGAGCCTTCAACGCTCCTATGAGAGAATATATACCCATGGAAGCTGGTCCCAGTACCAAGTACTTCATCCTCCTACTTAGTAGAATTGAGGAAATTGACGCCTTAAAAGCGCAAACACGAGCGCGAATACGATCGAGTGCACGAGAACGGCGTTCAGGCTGGTCTGACCGGAGCGGAGGACGCCGCCGGATCCAGGGGGGAGGGTGAGAAGAAGACCAGGGCTCAACGCGAGGAAGAGCGCGGTGCTGACGATGAGATCGTTCCTGGTGAGAACAAGACCCATAGCCCGGGCGATGAGGCTGTATACGAGGAAGAAGACGAGCGCGTGGAAGAAGATGGCCATCTGACTGGTTTTGCGGTTTCCGAAAGAAACCTTGGAGCCGTCGGTGGTCAGAACAACACCGGGGCTCAGTGCGAGAAAAAGAGCCGCAGGGATAGCCACTTTTTGAGCAGTAAGATTTGGGGGAAGCATTTAATATATACTCATAAAATTTTTAGCAAAGTCTACGAAGTGGTAAAATGTTGCACCACGCATCATGTACTCGTGAAGACCATTTTCGTTGATACAGCGCCTGAGATTTCTCCAAATGTGAGCGAGTCTCTCTTCGTACCACCCAGTTTCTTCTTGATATTCCCATGTGACACGTTCCTGATAGGAATCGTGTTCCATAAAACAGAATTCCACGAAATCACAAAACTTCCCTGTATGGTTGATATGGGCGTCGTACATGAGTGTGTTAATCATGTCCCACATGTATCGCAATTCATCTGAGTATTCGACTTCCCAGTCTTCAATATTCAGAGGAGTGTCATCGATGAAATCATCGTCATCACTGGCATCGTGTTCGAATCCAGCGGACGCTTCGTATACGTATTGGCTCCAGACCATAGTTAATTACTTATCTTCTTTCTCGGGCTTATCTTTTATACCGGTTAACGAGAGTGAGGTTGACTCCTTCGTCTTGAGGTTATCCTTGATTGCGTTTAAAGCGCCTTCGACCTTGGCCTCGTCACCCGCGAAAAACACAAGTAGGCCATCCTTGATCGCATCCTTGTTCATACTGCCCTTTCTGACAGTTTTACGAATACTAATCTTCCCCTTCCTGAGGTTAATGGTATCAATACCCTGAGAAACCATGTGTGTCTTGACCGCCTCTTTGAGCCGCTTCTCTTCCTGGTTTAGGATTTTGATATCAGATTTCGCTTCAGAAAGTTGTTTTGTAAGTTCTACGAGCTTGGAGACGCTCTCAGAAAGTTCGTTAGAAACGGTAGTCATTATTAAACAGGTCTAGTGTCTAATCTTTAAGCGCACAAACCACGCTGCATGGTGTCGGGAACAATGGTAGAGTTGTTCCAAACGTAGGGGTCCTTGGGGTTAGGAGGATCAGCCCTGATCTGCTGGTTGGCGTTGCGGAGGGCGCCACCGACAGTCTCGGGGAAGCCAACCTGCTGACGGGGCTCGAGGAAGTTCTGCCCCTTGAGGATGTCCTCTGGGGCGAACTCACCAAAGTCCTCATCGGAAGCCACCTCGCGGGGGAGGAGGGAGGAGGCGAGTCCGGTACCCTTGTTCATGCCACAAGCAGTAGCGGGGGCAGCTGGGGCAGCGGCGGGGCCATTGGAGGGGGCCGCACCGAACGCCGAGTACTCACGCTCGACGATCGCGTAACCAGACTTGGAGTTCATGTTGAATAGAAGAAAAATGAGAACAGCGATGGCCACGAGCATCATGATGGTTTGCCTACGACCCTTGAACATCGACATCTTTTATATACTATTAACAAATTTTTTTATTCTTCTTGCTCATCGACAAATGCATACTGGTCTGGGTATACATCGAGAATTGGATCGGGGTGCACCTTGACCTGGACAACATTCCACGAAGAACCGAAAGCCTTCTTGGCGAACCAAAGCCCGGCAAATTCGAGAATGACATTGCACATTTTACCGGTCTGCACCGCCTCAAAGTCGACGACCTCCTGCTGTGCATCGAACACCTTGGTCGCCTCGATACGATCGCCTGTGAGCTGACCATTGACCACACTGGGGGTGTAGGCACCCTTGATGACCGTATCAGAGAGCTTCTTACCGAACCACGACTCACAATTCTCGTTCGCCGCCTCGAGGTTAGCCGCGTCGACATCCTCGATCTTCTTGAGGTTCGCCTCGGACGCGAGGTCAAAAACAACTTCGCCTGACACGTCAGCAACCTTCACGTTGTTGAGCTGAATGAGACACTTTCGCTTGGTGTCGTTGAGAGTCTTGACGAAATAAAGGCCATCTTCACCCTTAGCAGGAGCGTTGTAAATCATTTATGTTTATGTTGTGTCTTATTTCTTTAACCCAACAAAGGGTATGGCAGCCGATTTATTTAACACGTTTTTATCTACCCACATGTTTCGCCTGGGTTTGAACCCGTATAAAGTGTTTGAGACGTTGAAATTCTTTGGTAAAGTTTTAGAATTCTTCGGTCTGAGATTAAACTCATTCTTGACGTATGAGTTATTCGTAACATTCTTCCACGTCTGCGAACCGAGGTTGAAACGTTTGTTACCACTTGACTTTTCGTATCCGTTCACCTTGGTGTTTTTGACCGCACTCTTGAAACCATAGACCATTTGTTTAGAAAGTCGATCGTCTGAAGGTTTCGTCGTAAAATTCTTGTATTTATAAGGGTCGATGCGTTTAGCCTGGTTCATGGAAACGCGTGCATTTTTCTTTGTGGCCGGGGCACCTTTTCGAATAATCTTGCCACGTACACGTTTGAACACATCTTCCATGGAATCGGTCATCTTGATGCGTTTATCGAATAGACGAGCCAACCTCACGAGTCTCTGACGATCTTTTTCTTTCTTTTCTGGACGAAGTTTGAGTTTCTGCATAAGATAGATATCTTCTATTAAAAATTCCTTACTCGCGATGTATACCTTGTTATTCGTCACGAGTTTACCGGTGTCCAAATTACGATACGTGATACCCCGACGCCTAGAAAGAACAACCTCGTAGCCAAACTCTTTCGGGCGCATGAAGGGTATGTCGAGAATGCCACCGATGTTGAAATTTTCTATCTTACCAGATTGTGGGGAAAAGTACCGAATATTCATGTCCAGAGCAAACAATTCCACGTCTATGAACACATCACCTTTCGCCGGTTGATTCGTAGAACCGGTCTTTTTCTTCTTGATGAGTGTGTACCGACGTGTGACGACGGGAGCTCCCTGTTTGAAATTGATACCCAAAAATTTGAATATCTTAGGATGTTTCTTACGCATGGTTATGAGTCGTCGCTTTACGCGGGGGCCCAAGCGTTTGGCGATCTCCCCCAGTTTGTCCCACAATATAAGTTTTGTGGCTTGAAGCTTACCAAAGTATTGTGGATTCACGGACATTCTAGGAACAAATTTCGCGTCTATATCACTGGTGACGATTCGGTCGTTGTAATCGACGTAGAGATTGAAGGCTTCTCCTCCACTCACGATGACATCACCCATATTTTTCATGTGTTCAGATATCTCACCGATAGTTTCTATGATTATGTCTCGAATGGAATCGGTCACGAGAACATACATGATTTTTTCAAAATCCTTTTTGCTGTGTGTGTTGTGTACACGAGCCCTGAACTTACCAAGATCTCTCTGAAGATTTCGGTCGTAATATTTTTTCAGTTTACCATCATTGAAAAGTAAATTTTCATTCAAAAATTTTTCGATGGTGGATTTCGAATATATTTGTTCATCCATTATTATATTGTGACATAATAATATGGTCTGTAGTCTGATAGATGAATGTAGGTGTTACGCCTATGAAGATGAACAGAAACAGTTTTGTGGGGTGCGTCGTGGACCTGTCGTGGAGCCGTGTCAAGAAGACTGTTGCTTCGGGGGATGTCCTGATGACGGTAGTCGCCAACCGTTTAGAATCATACAGCGCCCAAAGAAAGTAGAGGTGGCGGAGAAGTTTGATCAGGTTGGAATATCCGTTTTAATACTCGTGTTAATCACGGTTCTTTTTGGTCTACTTTACATCGACTTAAAGATTAGGTCCGTAAGAAAGATATAATGTCTCTTGAAACCATTCAGACCGAACTTGCCGCTCTCCGCAACGACGTAAAGACTCTCACCAAGCTCATCCGCAAGATTAAGAACACCCAGGAGGATCCCAACGGTGAGAAGGCGAAGAAGCGCGCCGAGAACAACGGATTCAACCGTAAGCAGGATGTGACACCTAAGTTGCGCGAGTTTCTTGGACTTCCCGAAGGCGAGCTCATTTCTCGTTCCGAGGTTACCAAGTTTATCAACAAGTACATCACCGAGCAGGGTCTTAAGCACCCCGAGAACGGTCGCCAGATTATCCTCGACGACAAGCTCCGCGATCTCCTCGCTCCCCCCGCGGACGTTCAGGTAACCTACCTTAACCTCCAGAAGTACCTCTCTCCTCACTACGTCAAGAAGGAGGAGGAGAAGGCTTAAAAAATAAACACATACATTAAATAACAACATGGTCAACTTCCTTACAAAAGAAAGGGCTGAACAACTTGTTGGTACAAAGATCAAAAACCTTGATTTGTACCAAAAGGCTTTTACTCATAAATCTGCTCTAAAGGAGTATGAACAATTCACGGAATCATTCGAGACCCTTGAATTTATTGGTGACTCTGTATTAGGGTTCGTCATCACTAAATTCCTGTTTGACCGTTTCGAAAGTCGTCAAGAAGGTTTTCTCACGAAGGCTCGAACCAAACTGGTTCGAGGTGAAACACTCGCTAAAATTGCTGCGGGATTGGGTCTCAATGAACTTGTCATCATGGACGAGAAGGGTATGCGAAACGGGTGGAACAACAATACGAAGATTTTGGAGGATGTGTTCGAAGCCCTGATTGGTGCGATCTACATGGATATTGGTCTCATTCACGCGAAGGAATTCATCTTGAGAATTTACCAGGATTCGAAACTCGTCGATATTAATTCGATCATGATTGATGACAACTACAAGGACCATCTCATGCGTCATTGCCAAGTGAACGGGTGGGCTCTTCCAGAGTACCGCGTCGTTTCTCATCACGAAGGTCTCTTCTACATAGACATTTACATCGAGAATATGTTTCGTTCGAGAGGGGTCGCTAAAAGCAAGAAACAAGCCGAGCAAAATGCAGCCCAGATGTATTTTCAGGTTCTAGATGAACTTAAAAGATACAACTTTAGTTAAGTTATTATGCACCCTAATGTCAAAGCGTTAATTGAAAGGGTATATGCACCACAAAAATCAAAAGAATGGCTCGCCCTCCGTGGTAAAATGCTGACCGCCTCCGATGCGGCGACAGCTATAGGTAAAAATCCTTACCAAACCCCTGATGATCTACTTCTTAAGAAATGTGGTCTTGGTGAGAAGTTCACCGGTAACGCGGCAACGAAGCACGGTGAAAAGTATGAGGATGAGGCCCGTATCCTTTACGAACAGCGTCACGGAGAGGTTGTTCATGAGATTGGTCTCGTTCCCCACCCGGTACATAATTGGCTCGGTGGAAGCCCTGATGGTGTGAGTGAAAGTGGTAAATTGGTAGAGATTAAATGTCCTCCTCAGCGAAAGATTATCCCTGGGGAAGTACCCGGTCATTACATGCCACAGCTCCAGCTTTGTATGGAGATTTTAGACCTAGAAGAAGCAGATTTTATCCAATACAAGCCCGCAGAGACTAATTGGCCACTGCCGGAAGAATTTGATGTAGTTAATGTAAAGCGCGACCCCGAGTGGTGGAAAACGTACCTCCCAATCATGAAGGAATTCTGGGACAAGGTTCTCTACTTTAGGGAACACGTAGATGAACTTCCGAAACCTAAGTTGAAGAAGACTCGTAAGAAAAAAGAACCCGAACCAGTCAAGTGTGAGATTCAGGCACTCTCAGACGAAGATCCTTACGAGGATGATTAACGAACAATACGCGTTGGCTACGGCTAGTCTCAAAGGCCGTCTCTTTGCACCCTACCAAAGAGACGGTGTGAGATGGATGCTCGGAATGGAGGGACAGACCTCCGGACCAAAAGGAGGATTTCTTTGTGACGAAATGGGTCTGGGTAAGACTGTGCAACTGATTTCTGTGATGCTCGGGAATCCACGGGATCGCACACTCATCATCGTACCCAAATCCATTATCATGCAATGGCGCGACGAGCTCAACAAGTTCGCACCCCAAGTCAGCGTGCACGTGTACGATGGACCCAAGCGGACTATCAATAAACACGCGAAGGTGACTATCGCACCGTACACGCTTCTGTCTGACACGACACCGCTTCACCATGTATCGTGGGACCGCGTCATTCTTGACGAGGCTCATGAAATCAGGAACAAACAGAGCAAGACGTTCAAAAGTGTGTGTGAACTCAGAACGGAAATCAAGTGGTTGGTGACTGGTACACCCGTCTTCAATTCGATGAATGACTTTGTGAATCTGTGTACTTTTTTGGGTGTTCCCAAAAACTTTGTTCAAGGGCGAACCAAAGAAATCAAGGATATCTACATTCTTCGAAGGACCAAAGAAGATCTCGCTAAGATCAATGACCGTCTCACCCTCCCCCCGTGTCATTTCGAGAATGTGGAGCTGGACATGTTTCCAGAAGAGAAGGCGCTTTACGAGTGTGTATTCCTAGAAGCGCAGGGTATCATTCAAGAGGCATTCAGGCACGCCCAGAGTCTCAACTCGAAAAACATGGTCATCTTGGAGTGCCTATTGCGAGCGAGACAGTGTATGATCTGGCCACAGATGTACCTGAACGGGGTTGCCGCTCAAAACGAGACGAAGCCGGAAGTGTGGAAGGGTCGTTCAAACAAAATGGAAACCCTTTTCAGATTACTGAAGGAGCATCCAACCGAGAAGTCGCTGGTCTTTTGTCAGTTCAGGGGTGAGATGAATTACATTCAGTCTCAACTCGACTGTCCCGTGTTCAGGATCGACGGGTCTGTCTCGAGGGACGAGAGGGTTCGACAAATTGAAGGGTTCAAGAGGGTTGAGGGTGGTGCAGTCTTCATCATCCAGATCAAGAGTGGTGGTCAAGGTCTCAACCTTCAAGAGGCGACGCGCGTGTATATCACGGCACCCGCTTGGAACCCCGCGACAGAACTTCAAGCCATCGGTCGGAGTCATCGTACCGGTCAAACCCAAACCGTCCACGTGAAAAAATTGGTCTATAAGGAGTGTAACCGCTTCATCAGTGTGGAGGAAGAAATGATGGCGCTTCAAGGTCACAAATCCTTGGTGTGTTCGGAAGTCCTCAACGATGAACGAGTCAAGACGCAAATCCCTGTGAACAGGACGTCTGCTAAAATTTCAATCCTCGATATCAAGAAAATTTTCCGCGCTTAATATAAATGACTGTTGGTTCCCGCGCTGAAGTTTTCCACGGTACCGCTGACAAGACCTCCGGTGGTCTCGTGAAGAAGGATCTTATGATGAAGGATGGCCGCATCGTCTCCAAGGCTGCGAGCAAGGCGTCCAAGAAGGCCCTCAAGAGCAACCCCAAGTTCCAAGCTTTCATCGACGCAGCGAAGAAGAAGGATTCTTTCTGTCTCGTTCCCGCGAAGGGTAGCAAGTCCTACAAAAAAATAATCAAGGATAGTAAGTAAGAGATGACACTCGCTCAATGGTCAGAATCTGTTAAGATAGCTAAGATTAAACTAGGTCTGGACCCAAAGAAGTATACCAAGGTTCAGGGTAAACTGCTTAAGGAGGCTCAGGCTATTTATAGTATCTTACTGATGAGTAAGTCTAAAGCTTAAATTGAAATCCTTTTAAATTTTGTGGCTCGTATACGATTAGTTGATGTAATTTCCAAGTACAACCGAACTTTCTGTTCAAGAAGTAGACACTGTTAAGCTCAGCGATAGCATGTCCACTATTTCTTGCATAGAGACCATTAGTCGCTCCGTCGCGTAGAGGATTTTTGTCTGCGTCAAAGACGTTCGCCTTGATTTGTTCGTCCATGGTCGTGTCAACCTTAATCCTAAACTTTGGCTCCCTATCAGTAGCTTCTTTGACGTTCGAGTTAAACATGGGGAGAAGCTCCTCTTTCGTCATGGGTGCACCGAAAATAGTTTCACTCTGCTTCACAACTTCATCGATGATTAAACCTTCAAGCTTACGAACAGATTCATAAAATTTTTTCATGTAACTGTCCTCCTCGTCGTACCCTTTGATGGCAAAATCGATGTTGTACTTCGTGGGGCCAATCTCAGGGGTGAAACCGGATACCCCGAAAGGCATGTACATACGAGGGAACTGGACACGGAACGGAGTGCCCTGTTTTGTAGTGATGACAATTTTTCTGTTATTATATTCGTTTATCTGAACGTTTTCGATAGCTTTGTCCATGACTTCTAATTAGCTTTTAGATTCAAAACTTTAAGCTGAGCATGCCACACACTCTGGTTCAAGACTAAACTGGATTGGACGAGCCTTCGCCTTAGATCTCAAATAATACATACCCGTCTTGAGACCCGCCTTCCAAGCATACATGTGCATGGAGCTCAGCTTCGAAAGGGTCGGACTCTCCATGAACAGATTCATAGACTGACTCTGGTCGATAAAACGACCCCGGTCCGCTGCCATATCGATGATACATTTCTGACTGATTTCCCACACGGTTTTGTACAGCTTCTTGATGTCCTCGGGAATATCCACGATGTTTTGGATAGACCCACCCGCCTTCACCATGAGGTCCTTCATCTCCTTAGACCACAGACCCACGCGTTTCAGGTCCTCGACGAGGTGCTTATTGACCACGACAAATTCACCCGCGAGTGTACGTCTCAGGTAAATGTTGGTCGTGTAGGGTTCGAAGCATTCGTTATTACCTAGAATCTGTGCCGTAGAGGCCGTGGGCATGGGTGCCATCAGTAGAGAGTTACGAAGACCCTTCGTCTTCACGCGCTCGCGCATGGCATCCCAGTCGTATCGTCCACTGAACTTCGCGACTCCTTCCCACATGTCCGGCTGAAGAATACCTTGAGAGGCTGGAGAACCCTCAAAACTCTCGTACGTACCATCAACTTCAGCGAGCTCGGACGATGCCTCGAGAGCTGCATGGTACATCGTCTCGAAGATGTGTGCGTTGAGTGTACGTGAATCCTCGCAATCGAAGGGGAGACCACATAGGATGAATACATCCGCGAGTCCCTGGACACCGAGGCCAATGGGGCGATGCTTCATGTTGGAGCGACGCGCTGTCTCGACAGGGTAGAAGTTGCGATCGATGACGCGGTTGAGGTTCTTTGTCACGGTCTTAGTGACTTCACGAAGCTTCTCGAAATCAAAAGTCTTTGTCTCCCTATTCACATACTTGGGAAGAGCGATGGACGCCAGGTTACACACAGATGTCTCGTCCTTGTCGGTGTACTCCAAAATCTCCGTACACAAGTTTGAACTCTTAATCACACCCAAATTCTTTTGGTTACTCTTCTCGTTACACGCATCCTTATACAGCATGTATGGAGTTCCAGTCTCAGTTTGAGACTTCAGGATAGCCTTCCAAACGTCAGTCGCCGGAACGGTCGCGTTGGCGAGACCCTCCTCTTCGTACTTGGTATACAACTCTTCAAATTCCTTCCCATAGACGTCGGAGAGACCCTTTGCCTTGTCCGGACAGAAGAGAGACCAGTTCCCACCCTCTTCCACACGCTTCATGAACAGGTCGGGAATCCACATCGCCGAGAAAAGATCCCTACAGCGTGCTTCCTCATCGCCTTGGTTGAGACGCAACTCCAAAAAGTCCATGATATCTGCGTGCCATGGCTCGAGGTAGACCGCGATTGACCCCTTACGTCGACCAGCCTGGTTCACGTATCGAGCCGTCGCGTTGAAGACCCTCAGCATTGGGATGATACCATCCGATTGACCGTTTGTCCCTCTAATGTGAGACTTATTCGCACGGATATCGTGGATGTGCATCCCAATCCCACCGGCCCACTTACTAATTTGGGCACACTCCGTCAAAGTTCCGTAAATGCCATCGATACTATCAGCTTTGTTTGCAATTAGGAAGCACGACGACATTTGGGGTCTTGGGGTACCCGCATTAAATAGGGTCGGTGTCGCATGAATGAAATAGCCTTGGGACATTTTGTCGTAGGTTTCGAGAACGGCTGGGACGTCCTTACCATGAATGCCTATGGCGACGCGCATAAACATGTACTGAGGTGTTTCGATGAGCTTTCCGTTTACCCGTTGAAGGTAACTTTTCTCTAGGGTTTTAAGACCGAAATATCCAAAATCAAAATCGCGGTCCGTCTTGATGTGATCCTTGACCTGCTGCGCAACTTCGACCACTTCATCGGTGATGACATCAGCCTTTTGAAGCTTTCGCATAGCTAAGTGAAAGTTGTTCGGGCAAATCTTATGAATGTTACTCGCCACAATTCGAGTAGCGAGAATTTCGTAATCGGGGTCTGAAGTAATCATACCGATACAAATCTCCGCCGACAAAATGTCAATCTCTTGAGTGGTGATGTTATCGTACATCGAAGAAAAAACCTGTTGAGCAACCTTGGAAGAATCACAA